AATTATCAAGGGTACAAATAACACAAACTTTAATTTATTTGATAGTGAGAGAAATCAAATCAATCCAATTAAAACTCAACTTTATGCTGATACAACAGAAGTTGACTATAATTTAGCAGCCAGAGGCCATGATTTTTTAAGTAATGGATTTAAACTTTATCAAGAAGCTGGTTATGGTTCTAACAATGATGGACAAAGATATATCTACATGGCGTTTGCAGAACACCCCTTCATAGGTGACGGGACTAACCCTTGTACAGCTAGGTAAATTAGATAAATAACAATAATAACGACTTAAACTTATAAATAAAAACAGGAGAATATAATAATGTGGGCAAGAGTTAAGGCAAGTCAGGTAGTTGAATTAATCAATGGAGCAAAAGCTATGACCATTGATGGAACACAATATCCTGCAAGTATTTTTAAAATTTGGTCGGCTGCTGACTTAAAAGCAAAAGGCTTATACAGTTATTCAGAAACAGGATTGAAAGATTCAACTTATTATAACATAGGTGCTATATCTTATACTGTTGATGATGATAAAGGAACAGTTGTAGGTACATATTCATCTACTGCTAAAGGCATGGATGATGTTAAATGGACTTCAAAAGAAATTAGTGATGGAGATGCTCCTTTAGGTGCAACTACTGATACAGTTAAAACTGAAGGTCTTAAAACAATGTGGACGAAAAGAATTAAAGAAACAACTAAAAATTTACTAGCTCCATATGATTGGTATTCTCTAAGAAAAGCTCAAGCAGGAACAGCTATTCCATCAGCCATTAACACTTATATGAATGCTGTAAGAACAGCATCTGGAGTAAACGAAGCTAATGTAGCAAGTACATCTGATGTCGATCAAATGATTGAAAGATCACAAGATACATTTGATAGTGATGGTAAATGGTCAGCTAATTCTGTTTACAACGAGTGGCCTACTCCACCAGAGTAATAGTATAAATAGTATCAAGGAGATACTATGGCAACACCAACAACCAGGGATACATTCAAAGAATATTGCCTAAGAACTTTGGGCAAACCCGTCGTTGATATCAATGTTGATGATGAGCAAGTTGAAGATAGAATTGATGATGCTCTACAGTATTACAGAGACTATCACTTTGATGGTACTGAGAGAATAATCAAAAAGATTGAAATCACACAAACAATCAAAGACAATAAGCAAATAGATTTATCAAATGAGTCACCAGAAATAATTGGTGTTACCAGATTGTTTGATATAGGTGATTCAACACAAAGTAGTAATCTATTCAATATTAGATATCAAATACATTTAAATGATTTGTTTGATTTTACATCTACAACTTATCTTCCATACGTTACAGCAATGAGACACGTTGAGAACTTAGAGGAAATATTTGTAGGTAGTCAACCTATAAGATTTAACAGACATAAAAATATTGTGAATATAGATATAGCAAAAGAAGATTTAGCAGTAGGACAATTTTGTTTATTAGATGGGTATGCAGTTATAGATCCAGATGTTCATACAGATATGTGGAGTGACTGGTGGTTAAGAAGATACTCTACTTGTTTAATTAAAAAACAATGGGGTGAAAATTTAAAGAAGTTTGAAGGTATGCAAATGCCTGGTGGTCTTACTTTTAATGGTCAAAAGATTTGGGAGGAAGCCACAGAAGAGCAAAGGAACTTAGAAGCTGAAGTACTTAACAGTTATTCTTTGCCTGTGATGGATATGGAGGGCTAAAATGGCCACCAATAAATATTTTAATAATTTTGCCTATGCTAGGGAACAAGATCTAGTAGAAGACTTAACTATAGAATCAATCAAGATCTATGGTCATAATGTAAAGTACTTACCTAAAACAGTATCAGGAATAGATCATTTATTTGGAGAAGATAAACTTCTTAAATATGAAACTGCAGCTGATGTAGAAATGTATATTAAGAATGTAGAAGGTTTTGAAGGCGAAGGTGAGTTTATGAGTAAGTTTGGTGTACAGTTAAATGACCAACTTACATTAACAGTAGCAAGAAAAAGATTTGATCAAATAAGAACAGAGAAGTTAACAACAGAAGTAGGATACAACTACTTACAAGAATCTGCCAATACAGATTCTCCATCAAGACAATTTTTAACTGGAAACAATCATACAGAAAGTATAGTATTAGAAACAGGTACAACTGGAGTTAACGCTTATTCAATAACAGCTAATAGACCACAAGAAGGTGATCTAGTATTCTTTCCATTAGTCAATAAAATATTTGAAATTAAGTATGTAGAACATGAAGATATATTTTATCAAACTGGAAGACTACAAAGTTATGATCTTAGATGTGAACTATTCAAATACAGTAGTGAGCAAATTAGAACTGGTAATACAGAAATAGATTCAACAGAAACAGCACAAACACTTGATACATTATTGTATGAAATGTTGCTTGAAGATGGAGATAAACTACTAGAAGAAGGTGGAGATTCAATAGTTCAAGAGTATCAATTGTTTACTCAAGACACTGGTGCTAATAATTCATTCTTCCAATCTGAAGGTGAAAGTATAATTGACTTCAGTGAAAGAAATCCATTTAGTGAAGTAGATAGGTTCTAATGTTTGGACATCAGTATTATAATCAAGTCATAAGAAGATATGTTGTAATGTTTGGTACATTATTTAATGATATTGTTGTACAAAGATTTAATCAATCTGGAGTTAGGATCCAAGCAATAAAAGTTCCAATAGCATATGGACCTAAAGAAAAGTTTCTAGCTAGAGTTGAACAGAATCCAGATCTTCAAAAAAAGTCTAGTGTTAGTTTACCTAGGATAGGTTTTGAGATGGTTGGTATGCAATACATGCCAGAAAGAAAATTAAGTAATACTCAAAGGAGAGTACAAATACAAGGCACTGCTGGCGCTAATAATGATGTTAAATCGGTGTTTACACCAGTACCTTATGATTTTAACTTTAACCTAAGTGTGTTTGTAAAGAATGCAGATGATGGTGTTCAAATATTAGAACAGATACTTCCTTTCTTTACACCTGATTGGACAACAACAGTTAAGATAATTCCAGAGATGAATATTACACATGATATACCAACAGTACTTACAAGTGTAACAACAGAAGATACATATGAAGGTGATTTTGAAACAAGAAGAACATTAATCTATAATTTAGATTTTTTAGTTAAAGGATACATTTATGGTCCAGTTAAAAAATCTGGTATCATTAAAAGAACATTTATTGACTTTATTGATGGTACAGGACCAGGTGATGGAGTTAAACTTGAAACAATTAAGATAACACCAGGACTAAGAGCTAATGGTGAACCAACAGGAAACAGTGCACAAAGTATTAGTGTAGATAATATTAGTGCTAATGACAACTTTGGTTTTGCAGTTGATTATGAAATAAATCTAAGTGGAGAAGAATAATGAGTACTAAATTTGAAAAGAATATGGAAGATATATTTGATCTACCTGAAAAGATAGAACAATCTAAAGAAATAAAAACTGTTGACAATAAAGATGAAACAGTGGATACTGACTTTAAATATGCAAGAGAAAATCTTTATAACATAATAGAGAAAGGTTCTGATGCATTGAATACTTTAGTAGATGTAGCTAATCAATCACAACATCCTAGAGCATTTGAAGTTGTAAGTCAACTAGTTAAAACATTAAGTGATACTAATAAAGATTTACTTGAAATACAAAAAAAGGTTAAAGTAATTAAAAAAGATATTCCAGATCAACCACAAAATGTAACTAATGCATTGTTTGTTGGTAATACAAGTGAACTTCAAAAGATGATTAATAAGAGAAATAATGAATGAGAATTATCTTGGAAATCCTAATCTAAAAAGATCTAATGTTAATGTAGAGTATTCTAAAGAACAGATTGCTGAATACATTAAATGCGCTAAGGATCCAATCCATTTTATAGAAAATTATATACAGATTGTTAATGTAGATAAAGGTTTAGTTCCTTTTAATCTTTATGACTTTCAAACTGATATGGTTAAAGCATTTCAGGATTCAAGATTTGTTATCAACAAACTTCCAAGACAGTCAGGTAAAAGTACAACTGTAACAGCATATATGTTATGGTTAATCTTATTTCACGATCAACAAAGTATAGCTATATTAGCTAACAAAGGTTCTTTAGCTAGAGATTTATTAGGTAAGATACAATTAGCATATGAACATTTACCAAAATGGTTACAACAAGGTATATCTGTTTGGAATAAAGGTAATATAGAATTAGAGAATGGATCCAAAATACTAGCTAGTGCAACAAGTAGTAGTGCAATCAGAGGTGGATCCTACAATTTAATATTCTTAGATGAGTTTGCATTCGTTAGTAATAATATTGCACAGAACTTCTTTGCTTCAGTTTATCCTACTATATCTTCTGGTGAAACTACAAAAGTTATTATTGTTAGTACACCAAATGGATTAAACCATTTCTATAAGTTATGGTCTGATTCGGTGGATAAAAAGAATCAATATAAACCTATTGAAGTCACTTGGAATCAAATACCAGGTAGAGATGAGAAGTGGAAAAAAGAAACTATAAGCAATACTAGTGAAGAACAATTCAGACAAGAGTTTGAATGTGAGTTTATAGGATCAATGAATACTTTGATCAATGCAAGTAAATTAAGAAACCTTGGTTTTGAATATCCATTAAAAAAATTAGGAAACTTTGTATGTTATGAAGAAGCTAAAAAAGATCATACATATGTAATGGTTGTTGATACAGCTAGAGGTGTAGGATTAGATTATAGTGCTTTTATTGTATTTGATGTAACAGAATTACCATATAGAGTAGTAGGTACATTTAAAGATAAACATATATCACCAATGTTATATCCTACCACTTTACATAACATAGGTCAACACTATAATGAAGCATATATGTTAGTTGAAACTAATGATATAGGACAACAAGTAGTAGATATATTACATCATGATCTTGTATATGAAAACTTAATGGTTACAGTTCATAAAGGTAGAGCTGGTCAACAAATTAGTAGTGGTTTTGGAGGAGGATCCAGAACTATAGGTGTAAAGACAACTAAACAAGTAAAAAGAATAGGTTGTAGTAACTTAAAAGATTTAGTAGAAAATGATAAGTTAGTAATTAATGATTTTGATTTATTAGCTGAATTATCTTCATTTGTAGGTAAAGGATCTAGTTATGAAGCTGAAGAAGGAACACATGATGATTTAGCTATGTGTACAGTATTATTCTCATGGATAGTAAAACAAGACTACTTTAAAGAGATTACTGATATCGATATTCGTGAAAGACTATATAAGGAGCAAGAGAAACAAATGGAAGAAAATATGTTACCCGTCGGATTCAAAGATGATGGGATAACAGATAATGAACCACGATTATTAGATAATCCATCTGACAGATGGGTGATGCAAAAGACTGATGATTATTCATAGTTTATAAAAATTATAAATAATTACAAATTCATAATAAAAACTGTAATTGTATTAAGTAGGAGAGTAATAAAATGGGATTTCAAGTTTCACCAGGTGTTAATGTATCAGAGATTGATCTAACTACCATAGTTCCTGCCGTCTCAACCACTGAAGCAGGATTCGCTGCCCATTTAAGATGGGGACCTGCAGAAGAAAGAGTACTGTTAACATCAGAAGATGATCTAGTTGCTGATTTTCAAAAACCACTAACAAGTAATACTGCTACTGACTTTTTTGTAGCATCTAACTTCTTAGCATATGGTAATGCACTATTCATGGTAAGGGTTATCAACACAAGTACTTCAGGAGGCACGGCATTAAATTCAACCGTTTCAAACAACGCGGTTGCATCAACAGTCGTTAAGAATGATGACGACTATGACGATAATTATTCAAATGGTATTTCAGGCATTGGTGCTTGGGTTGCTAAGTATCCAGGAGAATTAGGAAACAGTTTAAAAGTTTCTGTATGTCCAAGTTCAAATGCATTCGAATCAACTTTAACAGCTAACATTACTGTAACAGATGGATCAAAAACTGTTACTGGTGTAACTACAGAAGCAAACGGAGCAGGCGTTGCCGCTTCCGCTTTTTCATCTGAAGTAAAAGTTGGTGACTTATTAGTATTAGGTCCAGATCAATTTATTGGTAAGGTTGCTTCAATAGCAAACAATAGTTCATTAACATTAGAATCAAAATACTTAGGTAATACTGTATCTGCATTTAGTAGTGCTGCATCACATAATGCATCTGTTGCTACTCCAACAAGAAGATGGGAATTCTTCAGTAATGTAGATAGAGCTCCAACAACATCTGATTTTGCTAATACAGCTGGAGGTTCAGGTGATGAACTTCATATAGTAGTAGCAGACGAAGATGGAGAATGGACAGGTACAAAGAATACAGTTTTAGAAACCTTTGAAAATTTAAGTGTAGCATCTGATGCTAAAAACGAAGATGGTTCAGTTAATTTTTATAAGGAAGTAATTAATCAGCAATCCAGATTTATCTGGTGGGCTGCTCATGACTTTAAAACAAATGCTGGTAACAAAGCCTCTGGAACAACATTCAGTGGTGATGGTCTACCAGATACTAAGAGTCTGATCAACGGTAGAGATGGAGCAACTCCAACTAATGCTGATTACATTAACGGATATAATAAGTTCAAAAGTGCTGAAGATATTGATGTATCATTTATTTTAGGTGGTGCTCAGAATCAAACAGTTATTGAACACATCATTGGAAATATCTGTGAATCTAGAAAAGATTGTTTAGTAACATTATCTCCTGAAAGAGCTGATGTTGTAAACAATAGTAGTTTCTCAGGTAAAGAAGCAATAGACACTGTTGCATTTAGAGATACTCTAACTTCAACGTCTTATGCTGTAATGGATAGTGGTTGGAAGTATCAGTATGATAAATTCAATGACTTACAAAGATATGTTCCAGCTAATGGAGACACAGCTGGTATCATGGTAAGATCCGATATTGCTAGAGACCCTTGGTATTCACCAGCTGGTTTCAATAGAGGTATCTTAAAGAATGTTAATAAGTTAGCATTCAATCCAAACAAAGCTGAAAGAGACTTGTTGTATAAAAATGGAGTAAATCCAATTACAACTTTCCCAGGAGAAGGGACAATTTTATTTGGAGATAAAACATTATTAGCTAAACCAAGTGCATTTGATAGAATCAACGTTAGAAGATTATTCATTGTTCTTGAAAAAGCTATTGCAACAGCTGCTAAGTTTACATTATTCGAATTCAATGATGCATTTACAAGAGCTCAGTTTGTACAACTGGTTGAGCCATTCTTGAGAGATGTTCAGGGAAGAAGAGGTATCTTTGACTTTAGAGTAGTTTGTGACGAAACAAACAACACACCTGAAGTTATTGATTCAAATAGATTTATTGGTGACATTTTCATTAAGCCAGCTAGATCTATTAACTTCATTCAACTGAATTTCATTGCAGTGAGAACTGGTGTAGAATTTAGTGAAGTAGTTGGTCAATTTGGTTAATATAATATAAATACTAGTAGGAGAAAATTAAATGGCGTTCAACATTAACTTATTTGCAGGTGCTCTTAAACTAGGTGGTGCTAGAACTTCGTTATTTCAAGTGAATATTACCAACCCAGCCAACGGAGCTGCTGATACTTTTGTACCTTTCTTAGCGAGAGCTGCTCAGATACCAGCTGCAACAATTGCACCTTTAGATGTTCCATATTTTGGAAGACAATTAAGACTAGCCGGAAACAGAACTTTTGCTGATTGGACAGCAACAATTATTAATGATGAAGATATGCAGATTAGAAATGCTATGGAAGAATGGTCAAATACGATCAATGGTTTCCAAACAAATCTAAGAAAATTTGGTGCATCATCTCCAGCATTATACAAGTCCACAGCACAGGTGACTCAGTTTAGTAAAACAGGTACTCCAGTAAGAGTATATAACTTTGTAGGTATCTTCCCAACAGAAGTTTCAGCTATTGAAATGGATTGGGGAACAGATGCTGTTTCAGAGTTTACTGTAACATTTACTTATGATTATTGGGAAGTTTCTGGAGGTATTACCGGCAATGCTGGTGGTCTCTAGTTCTAATTAATTGAAAAAAGTATTGGACTCATAAATAGTTTTGTAGTACAATACTAATATAAAGGTAATTATGGCATTAGAATTATTTGGCTTTCGCATTGGTCGAAAGGAAGAAGAGCAGAAACTAAAGGATGAAAACTTAAAGTCCTTTGTTCCACCGAACCTTGATGACGGAGCTGTAGAGATAGCTGCAGGAGGTGCTTATGGCACATATGTAGATCTTGAAGGCTCTGCCAAATCAGAAGCAGAATTAGTAACAAGATACAGAGAAATGTCACTCCAACCGGAGTGCGACTCTGCTATAGATGATGTAGTAAACGAAGCTATTGTCTATAATGAAAAAGAACCAGCAATATCTATAGTCTTAGATGATCTAAAAACAGGTGCTGGAATCAAGAAAAAGATACACGAAGAGTTTGACAATATTCTTAGAATGTTAAACTTTACAACTAACTCATATGATACTTTTAGAAAATGGTACATTGATGGTAGATTATATTATCATCTTGTTATAGATGAAAGTAATCCTAGAGCTGGTATACAAGAATTAAGATATATTGATCCAAGAAAGATTAGAAAGATCAAACAACCTATTAAGAAGAAAGATGAAAAGACTAATACTATTCTTACAAAAGGCTACTTAGAATATTATATCTTTCATCCAAGAGGAATTAATAGATCAAATCAAGGTTTAAAAATATCTAAAGATAGTATATGTTATTGTCACAGTGGTCTATTAGATCAAAGAATGTTATTAGTATTAGGACATTTACATAAAGCTATCAAACCTTTAAATCAACTTAGAATGTTAGAAGATGCATCTGTTATCTATAGATTAG